CATTAACAAAATCCCAATTAACACAATCCCAAAATTTATTAATATATTGATCTCGTTTATTACGATATCTTAAATAATATGCGTGTTCCCAAACATCAAGCCCAAGAAGTGGATACCCACCACCATCAACAACATTCATTAATGGATTATCTTGGTTAGGTGTTGACATTACTTTTAATCTATTTGTTTTTGTTAATATTAACCAAACCCAACCTGAACCAAATCTGTCTAAAGCAACCTTATTAAATTCTTCTTTAAATTTATCAAAAGAACCATATTGTTTAATAATTTTATCATAAACTTTACCATTTGGGGTTTGTTTTTTCGGTGACAACATCTTCCAAAATAATGCGTGGTTAAATGCCCCACCGGCATTGTTCCTAACTTTAGTGTCAAATTTACTTATTGATTTTATAATATCTTCCAAAGACATTTCACCCTTTTTCTTTGACAAAGCGTCATTCAATTTTTTAACATAACCTTTGTAATGTTTATTATAATGAATATCCATTGTTTCAGGATCAACAAATCTTTTAATAGCCGAATAAGAATATGGTAATTTATCTATACCAAATTCTTTCATTTCCGTTAAGAATTTTTGTTGGATGGTTTCTTTTTCGGAAAGGATGATTTGTTCTGAAAGTATGTCAAGTTTGTTTACAATGGTTTTAAATCCCTCAAAAATTTCTTTATCATATTGGGGATAAGATTTTTCAAACATCTTAATTAATCTACCCGCAAACGCATTTGCTTCGTCCTCATTTCTTCCACCAATGTCAGGACCTTTTTCTCTGTTAAGAACTCCGTGTTGGTATTCGTGAACCCATTCGTGAGCCAAGGTTCTCATAATATCTCTATTCAATCTTCCTTTAGATAATACCTTAAGAGTGTGTTCGGTAGTTCTACTACCTGTAGTCATCCCTCCGATTCTCTCACCAGTAAAAATAATCTCTATTTGGTGTTTTAATGGGTATTCTTTATTTAAGAATTTAATAAAATCCTCAAATAATTTATAATCTTTTTTAGGAATATCTGAATTTTGATGTTTAATTGACGCTTTCATTATCAATAAATATCTAATTTATTAAAAACTTATTACCTGAATTTATTTCAGATATCAATGACACTATCATTTTCTGTTTCTTCGGGGTATCTTCCGTTACTACGTCAAACTCACATCGCGAGGAGTATTGTAATATATCTTACCCTCAATATTACACATCTGTCTAATTTCTTGTTCGGAATAATTTTTTGACATCGGAGTATTATTTATAAATAAACTTCCCCAAACCGATTTTAAATTTCCCAATGATTCAATTGGAGTATTTTCTATATATAAATCACCCCCAACCGATTTTAAATTTCCCAATGATTGAATTGATGATTTTCGTAAAACTAAATTACCCCCAACCGATTTTAAATTTCCTAATGATTGAATTGATAATCCAAATAAATCTAAATTACCTCCAACTGATGTTAAATTTCCCAATGATTCAATTTTTGTTTTTTGTAATAATAAATGACCACCAACTGATGTTAGGTTTCCCAATGATTCAATTGATGATTCTACTAAAGTTACATTACCCCTAACCGATTTTAGATTTCCTAATGACTCAATTGATGAGTTTTGTAAATCTAAATGACCACTAATTGATGTTAGATTTCCCAATGTTTTAATTGGTGTATTTCGTAACCTTAAATAACCTTCAAGAGATGTTAGGTTTCCCAACGATTCAATTTGAATATTTCGTAAATCTAAATTATCCCCAAATGAATATGGTGGATCCCCTCTTCTATTTAAATAACTTTGTAAGGTTTTCCAGCTATTTCCAAAAATTTCAATACCCGGAATATGAAGAACTTTTGGTTTTTTAGAATTTTTTAAATTTTTAAATTGGGTTGATATCACACGACCATCATTACCTAATGCCTGAAGCTCTCTATATGTAATTTCATTAATACCCATAACGGAATTAATTCTATTTATTTCGGTGATTAAAATCTTGTCCATATAAAATGTTTTTAACATAAATATTAATCAATCTAATTTCTCACCTTCTTTTATTAATAGAATTTAATATTTCTTCAACAATGTCACCCCCGTTCTCAAGTAAATCATCACCCATAACGGTATTTATAATTTGTTTTTTCCTGTTAAGGATATCATAAATCGCACCTTCAATGGTGTTATCAAACAATGGGTAATAAACAAGAACATTATTTTTTTGTCCATAACGATAAGCCCTATCTTCTGCTTGTGCGTGTTCTGCAGGAACAAATGATAAGTCATTCATTATTACAACTTCGGCGGAAGTTAATGTTAAACCAACACCCGCGGCTTTCAGATTTCCGACAAATACTTTAATTTTTTCATTTTCTTGAAACTGATCCACCGCATATTGTCTTTGAGGTTTAGAACAACTACCATCCAAATAAACAGATTGTTTTCCAAAATGATTATGTATCATTTGTAATGTATCCGTAAAATTTGTAAATATAATAACTTTCTTACCTTGTTCTATTATGTTCTCAACAAATTCAATTGTATGTTTGACTTTTTCATTGGCAATAATTTTTCTAACTTTCATTAGTTTACTAAACTGAACCGTCAATGATGATGATTCGTCAGATTTATTTTCATACCAATCATAATATTCTCCCATCATTTCTTCATAATCTTTTGAAGATAATCTTAAATAGATTGGTGAGATAATCTTATCGGGTAAATCAAGAACATCTTCTTTTAATCTCCTTAACGTTTGTTTTGAAGTTCTGTCCCTTAATTCTTCAAGATTTGATGCTCCCTGAACATTCCATACTTTTCTTTTACCCGCCATAAATTGATAACCTTGACAATAACGAATCGCATACGCCATCCAATTTTGAGCAACGGGACTTTCAATAATATTTAAAAGATTATAATAATTCATAGGACGAGATGTCATCGGAGTTCCTGTTAATAACCAAACTCGTTTAATTTCTTTGACAAATGAATTAATAATTTTTGTTCGTTGAGCTTGAGCATTAGATATCATGTGAGCCTCATCTAAAATAACTAAATCAAAATTACTTTGTAATAATAATGATGAGTCCCTTTTCTTTGGATCGGAATCGTGAAAGTTTTTTAGAATATCATAATTAACAATAACAAAATCGGATTCAGTTGAAAATTTCTTACCTTCACTAATGTATACGCTACGATCGGTATAATTCTCAATCTCTCGTTGCCAATTAATTTTTAAAGACGCTGGACAAATAATTAAGATTTTGTTTGCTCCTGTTTCTAACGCCGCAATAATTGTGGAAGTTGTTTTACCAAGTCCCATATCATCCGCAAGAATAAATCTTTTGGAACCAACTAATTTCTCAATCGCTTCTTTTTGGTGTGTAAGGGGTGGACGGTGATCATATTTACTATAATCAATATCAACTTTCTCAACAGTATGTGTTTTTATTAATGCGGATTTGGGAACCCAAAATTCTGTTAATCCATCCTTCTCAAAAAATTTACCCCAAATATGGTAGGACTTTTCTTTTTCAACCAAAAGTTTTTCAACATAAATTGTTTCGGGAACTTCTAATAGATATTTTTCCTCCGCAAATTTTTTCGCAAAGTATGTGTCTAAATCAACCCATTTACGAGCAACTTTTGGTTTAACATCGTGATAAGTATTTATATAATCTGATTGGGTTCTAGTTGGGTAAAATTTCTTACTCTTTTCTTTTTTAGTTTTTAATGATAGAATATAGTTATTCGCACCTGAATAAACATCAAGTATTTCTAATGCCTTTTGCTCTATGGTTTTTGATACAATTTCCAAACTAATTAGTTTTTTATAATAATAATCAATATTTAGATATTTATCAATAAAACAGTTTTTTATGTCAAATAAAGTGCCAATTACGAGATTAGGTAAATTTTTTGGGGAAAATGATTACAACCTTGATATTTCACTAGGTGAGGAATGGTTAGTTGGTGATATGAACTTTACTTGTGTTCTTTATCGTATTGATAGATATAAAACGAAAACCGACGATGTCTATGGTGAAACTGTTGAAGACGGAATTAAATTTTTACCTCCCGTTGAGTTTAATGCATATATTCAAGTAAGTGCACCTGAAAACAAAATGATGGGTTCTACAAGAATTGATCAAATGGAACCTGGTAATATTAGAATTTCTGTTTATCAAAAAACATTGGATGATTTAGAAATTGATATAAATTTTGGTGATTATATTGGTTATTACGAAAGTGAAACTTTGGTTAGATATTATACCGTTAACAACGATGGTCGTGTAGTTTCTGATAACAAACATACTTACGGAGGTTACAAACCATTTTATCGTACAATTAGTGCATCACCTGTCGGACCAAACGAATTTAGAGGATTATGAGAAGAATGAAAATAATATTATCCGAGTCACAATATTTTGATATGATGAAATTAGTGAACGAAGAAGAAATTGATATAATTGATAAGCCAACAAAATACACTTATCTAACCGTTAAGCCTTGGGAAAAAGGAACGACTAAAAAATATTTTTTTAATAATGTTCGTTCCGTCCCTGATAAATTACCAATTCCTGGAAAAATAAAATTAATTGGTAATGCTGGTGAATTTATTTTTGATGAAAAAGAATTAAGGATAAATTTAGAAAAAGAAACCATAAGTGTTGATAAATGGTTATTGGATAAAAATTTTAATCTTAAAACAGAGGCTAATGAACCTCAAAATGCGGGAATAACATCTACTAATATTAGAACCGCATTAAGTTTGGCATTTCCCGATAAATGGATGTCCGAAGATGATATATATAGTGCGGGATTAAGAGGTGTTTATACCATTGGTGATAAAGTTAATGACGAGTCCGAAGATTGGTCAATTATGAATTATTTTGACACAAAACCAGAAATTCACGATTTGATTTATTTAAGATACCGAGAACAAGAAAGTAATGAAGATATTATTGATTGGATGGTTGACTTGTTTAAAAATGATAAAGAATTTACACAACTTTTGGTTGATAGGCAGTGGCAATCAATTGAGAATGGTTTAAAATTGGAGAGAGATTCGGTTAAATATCTTTTAACTAAATTAAAAGATGCTACAATAACATTTTATCCTCACGGATCAAAAATGGATAGATGGAATGGGGTGGATGTAACAATTAATGGAATAAATTGTCAAGTTAAACCATTATCATCATATTCCGTAAAAGACGGGATATATACCGTATATACTTATGGTATGAGAGATTACTCCAAAAAAAAATTAGTTAATAAAATGGTTTTCGCTAATGACAAAGAAATATTAGTGTTTAATAATAAAAATTATTCGGTTAGTTCAAGATCAAAAGTTATTTTTAATGAACCACCAAAAATAGTAAAATAAAATGGGATTACCAAGAAAAATAAAAAAAACATTACCACTAACTCAATCTAAAACTTTATACCCAAGAAGGGAGGAACTTAAAGAAATGATTGAGAGAGATGGGACTTATCTACCAAAATCTTTATTACACGCAGATTTGGATAGAGGTTTTTTAGATTTTGTTAAAGACGAATTAAAATGTGTTGTTGAGGGAAAAACAGTTCCTATGGTAGACATTTTAATTTCCACCCAAAATTGGAGTCAGTTTGTTGAAACTTGGGATTTTCAAAATATTGATAAAAATGCCGAACCCCCATTCATTACGGTAATTAGAACACCTGAAGTAAAATACGGAACAAACCCGGCATTAAGATATAACATTCCAAATAGAAGACAATACTATTATGCTCAAGTACCAACTTGGGATGGACAACGACACGGAATGGATATCTATAAGATTCCACAACCAGTACCTGTTGACATAAAATATACCGTTGCAATTATTTGTAATAGAATGAGGGAACTAAATAAGTTCAATCAAATTGTTCTTGAAAAGTTTTCATCAAGACAAGCGTATCAAAATATTAAAGGACACTACATTCCAATAGTTAATGATGAAATTACCGATGAATCAGTTTTAGATCTTGAGAAAAGAAAAGTTTATATACAAAAGTATTCATTCACTATGTTAGGATTCCTTATTGACGAAGAAGAGTTTGAGGTTCAACCAGCGGTTACAAGAATATTTCAAATGTATGAGGTTGATACTCAAACAAAAAAACGAAAACCGAAAAAAGAAGAACCAATCCCACCTTCAACATATATTACAACATATCCCGATGGGGTTCTTGATTCAACTCAAACATTTGAATACACAGTAAATTTACATTTAACTAACACTTACAATGTTGATAGTTTTAGTGTATATGTGAATGGTGATTATTATGGTGACGGTTTGGATGAAATTCAAATTAATACTAATGATATATTAACCATATCAATTATTAAAACAAATCCGTTAGAGGAAGGTAGATTAGAGTTTAGTCAAACCTATTTATAACTATTCCCCATAGATATCTTTTTTTTCTTTACACTTCTCAATGATTAGGTTTTCTAAAAACCTATACATTTTAATCCCACGCTTATCACAATACTTCTTTAGTATATCGTGTGACTCAACAGAAATCTTCAGATTCTTTATTTTTTTAGGTTCTTCTTTCATAGGCAGAATAAAGGTAGAATAAAATCTCACCAAAATATAAATACTTTATTAGAAGTAAAGTTTTTGCTAAAATCACCAATATTTATATATAAAAATAAATCTATAAACAAAAAAAAACAAAATGGCAACTAACAGTAAAGTATTTGTATCACCAGGTGTATATACTTCAGAAGTTGATTTGAGTTTCGTTGCTCAAAGTGTGGGTGTAACCACGCTGGGTATTGCGGGTGAGACATTAAAAGGTCCCGCATTTGAGCCGATATTCATTAGAAACTTTGACGAGTTCACAACATATTTCGGTGGTACTTCTCCTGAAAAATTCGTAAATACTCAAATCCCTAAATATGAGGCGGCATACATTGCGAAGGCGTATTTACAACAATCAAATCAATTATTTGTAACAAGAGTCCTTGGATTGTCGGGTTACGATGCGGGTCCATCTTGGTCGGTAGTAACCGTTGCAAATGTTGATCCGACTACTATTGGGTTTGATTGTGCAAGTGGGGTAACGGTTGATTGTGTTTTTGAATGTACTTCAGCAAATACAATTGATTTCACCGTTTCTTTTAGTGGGTGTGATAATTCGGATAGTTCAATTAATTTCTTAAGTGATTTCCCTCCGGTTATACAAACTATCTTAACGGAACAATACAGACAATTTGATGGGGGAACCTCATCAATAGATAGTGATATCACTAATACTATTTTTAGTATCTTAACTTCAGATAATCCATCAACAGGATTAACAATTGATTATTTTGGTTCAATTGATCCGGATGATTATTCAGGATTTACAAATCCAACATTCTCGGCGGGAACACAAAACAACAGATTTGATGTACCTTCAGTTGATTTAGCTCAAACTGATTTAACATCTCCTTTAAATGATTCTTGGTATTACGCATTATTTGATAATACAGGTAACGGAAATTACACAGGATATTCGTTTTATTCTTATGTTACGGGTATAACACAAACTACCACATCAAGTAATTGTGCGTCATTCTATGATTATTCAATTAGTGGTACATCGGCAAGTATTAACTATAACACAAATGTGATAAGTGTTTGTTTACCATCAGGGTTTACAGGAGATTTATCGGCATTAACACCTACATTTAGTGCGTGTACTACTGGTGTAACTGTAGGTGGCGTCACTCAAGTTAGTAACGCGACGACTGTTAATTTCTCGGCGGGTACTCTTGATTATGTTTTAACATCGGGTGATGGTTCGGTGACTGCTACTTGGACTGTTAATGTTTATGAATTTGATCCTTGTGCGGTTTGTCCGGGTGACACAGGTGGTAATCAAAATATTGGTGAAATTACAACTTGTTATTCAGGTGATGTAGTTGGTAGAGTTTATCTATACACAGGTAATTCATTCACAGATTATGATGATTTGGTTGTAACAACATTAAGATCTAGAGGTATCTCTACTTATGTTGATGGAAATAACCCAACTTGGGAAGTAACAGGAATTACTGATGTAACTCTTGATATGACAGGACCATATTCAGGTGTATCAAGTAATCCATACTTACCATTTGTTGTTAATGTAACTAACTATCAAGGTGAATCATTCTCATTTGAAACATCAATGAGTATTTCAGATGCGAAATATGTGTCTAAAGTATTTGGTACAAGTAACTTTGGTAAACCAAGAACAACTGTTCCATTAATGGTTGAAGAAAGATTCCAATCATTATTAAATTACGCATATAGACAAGGATATATTAGAGGATTAAATTCTCAATTAGTTTCACTTGATTCAGCACAAAGTCAAAGTTCAACATCTATTGGTTGGTACTTGGATAGATATCAATCGCCAAGTTCTCCTTGGGTTGTATCTGAAGTAAGAGGTAGTAAAGTATACAACTTATTTAAGTTCTACACAATTGCTGACGGTAACGATGCAAACACAAGTGTTAAACTTTCAATTACAGATATTTCATTTGCTAACCAAACATTTACCGTATTAGTTAGAGATTACTATGATACAGATTCTACACCAACAGTTATTGAGAAATTCACTAATTGTTCAATGGATCCAAGTCAAAATAATTTTATCGCTAAAAAAATCGGAACTTTAGATGGTGAATACGAATTGAATTCTAAATACATTATGATTGAGTTAAATGAAGACGCACCTATTGATTCCCTACCTTGTGGTTTTGAAGGATTTAACTTCAGAGAATATTCAGGAGCAAAATCTCCATTCCCAATCTTTAAAACTAAATATGATTTCCCTGGAGAAGTTATTTACAACCCACCATTTGGTTTACCAACAGGAGGAGATAACTCAACAACAACAGGTGGTGACAACATTAGAAGAACATATTTAGGTATGTCTAACTTCTGGGGTTACGATCCTGATTTCTTTGAGTATGTTGGTAAAAGAAACCCAATCTCAACTTGTGATATTGAAGGTGGACAATGGTCTTACAGAACACGAGGATTCCATATGGATAAAAATGCTAGTGGAATTACTATCGGAAGTGCGTTCTCAACAAGTGGAACCCCAAGATTCTATGTGGGTGATGCACCATTTGCTTCAGAACCAACAAATGAAACAAGTCCATACTACAGATTGTTCTCAAGAAAATTCACTTTGTTTGTTCAAGGAGGATTTGACGGATGGGATATCTACAGAGAACATAGAACAAATAGTGATAGATATGTATTAGGTAGAAATGGTTTCTTAAATGGGGCTTGTCCTACAGATAGATACCCTACCGCATCAGGATGGGGAGCGTTTAAACAAATCTCTATCGGTGACGGAACAAGAACTTGGGCTAATACTGACTACTACGCATACTTACTTGGTATCAGAACATTCTCTAACCCTGAAGCGGTTAACATTAATGTTTTTGTAACTCCTGGTATTGATTATGTTAATAATTCTGATTTGGTTGGAGATTCAATTGAGATGATTGAGTTTGAAAGAGCGGATTCATTGTACATCACAACAACACCTGATTATAACTTGTTCTTACCTACAACAACAGGACAAGATGGTTTAATCTATCCTACTGAAGCGGTTGATAATTTGGACACTGCAGGGATTGACTCTAACTATACCGCAACTTATTACCCTTGGGTATTAACTCGTGATACTGTTAATAATACACAAATCTATATCCCTGCAACTGCGGAGGTAACTAGAAACTTGGCATTGACAGATAACATCGCGTTCCCTTGGTTCGCAGCGGCGGGTTACACTCGTGGTATTGTTAATTCGGTTAAAGCTCGTAAGAAGTTGACTCAAGAAGATAGAGATACTTTATATGTAGGTAGAATTAACCCAATTGCAACCTTCTCTGATGTTGGTACTGTAATTTGGGGTAACAAAACTCTACAAGTTAGAGAATCAGCACTTGATAGAATCAATGTTAGAAGATTGTTATTACAAGCTCGTAAATTGATTTCTGCGGTTTCTGTGAGATTGTTATTCGATCAAAACGACGAACAAGTAAGACAAGATTTCTTAAATGCGGTTAACCCAATTTTAGATGCAATCAGAAGAGACAGAGGTTTATATGATTTCCGTGTGACAGTTTCAAGTGATACTGCCGATTTAGACAGAAATCAAATGACAGGTAAGATTTATATCAAACCAACTCGTTCACTTGAGTTTATAGATATAACATTCTACATTACTCCAACAGGGGCATCGTTTGAGAATATCTAATAAAAGAATAATAAAAGAAAAGGGAGATAAATTCTCCCTTTTTTTATTTGTCTAATATTTATTAATATGAATTATAGTGTTTTAACAAGACAAATCATTAATGAGATGATTAATGAAGTTGAGGAAAAAAAATACGGTTTAAAATATTATGCGTTTGATTGGGACGACAACCTGATGAAAATGCCGACTCAAATTATTTTAATGAGTGAGGACGGAGATGAGGTTGGTATGTCAACAGAAGATTTTGCAGAATATAGAACTGAAATTGGGAATACTCCTTTTGAGTATGAAGGGAAAACTATTGTCGGATTTGGTAAAGATCCGTTTAAATATTTTAGAACCGATGGTGACTTAAAATTTATGAAAGATATAGAAACCGCACCATTAGTTAGAGGTCCTTGGTCAGATTTTGTTGAGGCGATTAATAACGGTTCCGTGTTTTCAATTATCACCGCAAGAGGACACAATCCAAACACCCTTAAAAAAGGTGTGTTAAAATTAATTTTAATGGGTAGAGGTGGACTAGACAAAGAAAAACTTGTGGAAAGCCTTATTAAATATAGGGAGATTATGGGATTGAAACCGGTTACCGACGAAAATTGGTTAATTAGGGATTATCTTGATAGATGTAAATTTTATCCTGTAAGTTTTGGGGAAGGTTCCGCAACCAACCCGGAAGAAGGGAAAGTTAGAGCGATGGAAGAATTTATTAACTATGTTAAAAGAATGTCATTCAGATTACAGAAAAAAGAATATCAACTTATAAATGATATTAGTAATAATTTTGTTCCGGTAATGCCTATGGTAGGTTTTTCAGATGATGATATAAGAAATGTTGATGTAATGAAAAAACATTTTGAAAAGAAACCAGATAATATATTAAGAACTTATCATACTAAAGATGATGAAAAAACTATGCTAGAGGGACTAGTTAAGAGAACAATATTAAAAATTAAATCAAAGTAAATAGAAAAAATTTTACAATGATATATTTAT